ACACTATCCTTATCCAGATATAATCCACAATTTTATATTAAATATAAAAAATAATTTAAATGTTGAAATGGCAAATCATACTAACGTAAAAGGAGGTATGACTAGTTGGACTCATTTTTTAGATAACGATAATTTTAAAAATTTTACAATTCATTTAATAAATACTCATCAGACAACTAACCCAAAGATTTTTCAATATTTCTTAGAAAGAAATTATGTTTCAGAAGCATGGGGTAATGAAATAAAAAAAGGAGACAGTTTAAAATATCATACACATCCTTGTAAACATGGTATTTTATATTTGACAAAAGGTTGTGATCTAGAACTACCAGAATTAAATATAAAAATAACCCCTGAACCGGGAGACTATTATATATTTCCACCTGAAATACTACATGGTTTTGATGAATATCAAGGAGATAAAAATAGATACAGTTTAATTTTTAATATAAATCAAACAGATGGTAGTTTTAAATTGGATGAAAAATTAAATTATCTTGAAACTATGAGGAATAAGAAGTAGGTCTTGCACCTAATCTAGAAATTTTTTCAGATTCAGTTTCAGTATTAGTTACAGTACCGTCATCACCATAAGTATTTCCATCATCATTATCCCAATCAGATTGTAATTTATTTAAGTGTGCTGAATCCCATTTAGATGAAAACTGAGATATATCTCCAATGTTTGCATCAACAAATGATGAATGAGGTGTCTCGTCTCTATATTCTACTTCATCAGAAGTAACAGGTGTTCCATGTTGAATAGCCCAAACATTTGAGAATTTAGAATCAGACCAAAAAGAATCATCAGATATAACATATCCAACACCTTTATTGGCCCCTTCTGCATAATTTTTAATAATGCATTTGTCTTCGAATACTATTGTCCAATTTGAGTTTGTTGCCATGTTTTCTCCTAAGTTTTTATAATATAAATTAAAGTTATATAAGGTTGAATTACTGAAGGGTTAGCTGTGCCACCCGAAAAACTACTGCTACTGCTAGCATTACCTGAAAAATTCGCACTCATATTATGGGAATGGCCTTGCCCTGAACCATTCTGTCCTGTCTCTGATGATGAACCTGATGACTGGCCATTATTGTAATTTTTTCCTCCACTTCCTTGAAACCCTCCGGCAAGGGTGTAGGAATGTGCGTGACCTGCTAACTGTGCTGTTGATAAAGAAGCATTTGCTGTACTACCTGCAACGTTTCCAGAAATGTTGGTACTAGTGCTAACATTACCACTAGAAGCCACGGCTACAGTATTTGCTCCACCCGTTGAAGCTAAAGCTTTACTACCGGATTTTCCAACTGGTACGTTGTCTGCTAAATTAGGTAAATTAAAAGTAGATGAACCATCGCCTACACCGTAAGTAGTCGATATAATTGCAAATAAAGCTGAATAAGTTGATCTTGAAACTGCTGCACCAGCGCATTCTAAAAATCCTGTTGGAAGAGACGCTGCTGACCAAGGTAGAATTGTACCTGTAGCTGTACCTTCTATACCTGTAAGGTCTGATCCATTAAAATTATATTTAGTTGCTTCGTAATTTGCCATAATATTATTTCTCCGTATATGTCCAACCTACATTTGAACCAGAATAAACTAATCCAAATGCTGCACCCTCAGTATTAACTACTAGGTCTGCCGTTGCATTTGCTATTTTAGAACTATTTCTTCCTACCGTCAATGCGTTAGTATCAAACGTGTATCTAGAATCTACAAAATTTACTTGATCACCTACAGCAGGTGATGCGGGAAGAGTTATCGTAACTGCTCCTGCACTTGTGTCGACAAAAATTCTATCCTGGTTTATTGCTGTGTATGACCCTGTTTTAGTAACCCAATCTAATGGCTGACCAAAATTAGAAAAAGGAACTTCAAAAACACCAGTGTTTGTTGCAACACCATCAAGATAAATAAGTTTATATCCTTTATCACCAGCTGCAAAAGTAACGGTTGCACCTGAACCAGATACTGCTTTTAATTGTAATGTTTGTGCATTAGTGGTTCCGTTTTTAATAATGTAAAAAGTTTCTGTAAGAAGAGGGAATGTTAAAATTCTTGATCCTGTAAGAGCACCTGTTAATTCTATAATTCTGTGTTGAGCAGTACCTGTTAAAGCACCATCTGCAATAGTTAAAGCCGTAGTCCCTGATCCTGCAACAGCTAAACTTAAGACACCACCTGTTAATTGTTCAATTAAACTTAAATTTGCGTTAGTTTTTGTTCCCCAAGTACCGGCGTTTTCACCAGTTGCCATTAACTCTAAACCAAGGTCTGTAAATGTTGATGCCATAATTTTGTTCTCCTAAGCTACGTGTGTTACATCTGTATATGACGTATTACCTGTTATGTCAATATTTTTATACCCTATTATACTTAAGGTACCTACACTAGATATTGTTGATAATCCCGTTAAACCCATTACATCTGAAGGCGAAATTGAACCTACTGCAGACGTTGCCTGTACACCGGTTAACGGAACTCCTATTGCAGGAACAATTGATCCTACACTAGATGTCGTTGATACTCCTGTTGGCACAACTATTTGTGTTTCAGTAACTTCTATTGCTCCTATTGAAGCAGTTGCAGATACTCCTGTTAATCCCACTACATCTGCAGGTAAAATTGAACCTACAGAAGATGTTGAACTAACTCCAGTCAAAGGAACCCCCGTTCCAGCTATCACAGAACCTACACTAGATGTTGTTGATAACCCAGTTAAACCCATTACATTTTCAGGACTTAAAGCACCTACAGAGGATGTTGAACTAACACCAGTTAAACTAATTCCTATTGCAGTTACTACAGAACCAACACTAGAAGTTGCTTGTACGCCTGCCGGTTGAATCTGTTGATTGAAAGAATCACCCCAAGGTTCTTCACTCCAACCATTTCTGCCCCAACCGACTAGTGTTCCCGCATTATCAACAGTTCCAAGTTCTGTTTGAGATTGTAAACCTGTTAAAGATATAGTAGAATTTATCTGAAGAGATAATGATCCTAAAGAAGATGTAGTAGGTAAACCTGTTAATGATACGACAATAAGTTCAGTAGCTGCAACACTTCCTACACTTGAAGTAGCAACTACCCCAGTAGGAGTAAATACTATAGGACTTTGATCGCCCCATTCATTAGTGCCCCATGCCCACATTCCATAAGTGTCATCATCAACAGTATTTGCTTGTCCGCCCATTCCAGGGTGATTGGTACAATAATAATAAAGTGTGGGTGCACTAACTGCAACTACAATTTGTGTGTAAGCTCCAGCTTGTCCAGGTGTTCCATTTGTAGTTACACCGGTTGTGTATTCTGAGCCACCACCATGTGTACCATCATTTGTTATTGAAAATCTTAAAGGGTGGTTACCATTTGAACTATCTGATTGGTCAAATTTATATGTACCATTTTCTGCTAAATTTAAAGTAGCTTGTTGTACACCATCTATAAAATATTTATTTCCTGAACCGGTACTGACTACCGTTACTGTAAAAGTTCTAGTAACGGACATCCGTCGCTACCTCTACGCTATACGAAGGATTGCGTTTGATGCGTCTGCTGTTGGAAATTGAATTGTAAAAGTACCACTTGATACAGTTTTGTCTCCGCCAAATGCAATTGCACAAACTGCTGGATCACCTGATGCTGTTTCATTAAAAATTAAACAACCATTAGCTGTAAATGACGCTGATGTAAAAGATACATCTGCAAAATCACAACACGCTGTATCACCTGATAAAGCGGGTGTTACGTTTGTAAGTGCAGCGCCTTTAGTAGTGTAACCATTACCGTTAGCTACTTCGTTAGATGATGTATAAGCTGTAGTTGATTTATTTAGTGTCGCTGAACTTGTATATAGAGCTAGATTAAAAGTGTTTCCACCTTGTGTAAAATTGTGGATTGCTCTTAGTGCTTCTGTTTTAAATGTATTACATACTGCTGATGTTATTGCCATAATTTTTATCTCCTAGTTTACGGTGAAGGTGATTTGACTTGTATCCTAACAGTACCGTCAGTGTAATCGTCTCTTCTTCTTCTCCCAATTTGCATTCCTGCAAACTGTTGTATTGAAGTTTTATACTTATTCTCATACAATGTCAACATCTCCATTGGACCTTTTAAGAACCCAAATGCTTCTGATAAACAAGCATATAATAAGCCTTGTGGAAAGTATTGACTTATATATGTTGTCGTATTACTGGCTGATAATCCTGTTGTTTGTTTATTATAATATATTCTAAATTTGTAAGCAGCATCAGGTGTAGGTGCTATATATAAACCGCCAGAGGTAGTGTCAGTTAAACCTGTAGCTCCACCAAACATAGCGTAGTATTTTGGAAAACCGGTTACATCTTGTGCAGTTAAATCACCTTCAGGACCGGTCAATCTATCAGTATATTCAGATAAATATGTTTGATCTTTTTTTTCTAACCAACTACCATTACCAGTAGAGTCTACTGTTGAGTTAAATACTTCAACACCTCTAATAAATAAAGCACCGGCTGGAGAATTAATTGTATTATCATCTGCAACTAAAGTACCTTCTTGTACAAATCTATCAGAGTCCATAGGAAGCTCTATGTTAATTCTATGTTCTGCTTGCATAATAAAATTATCTATTACCGCTTGAGTAAATACAGAATCATCAACTTCAGTGTAATCTCTAATGGTTGTTGTAAGTGTTGCGTATGTATATGCCATAATTAACCTCTATCATTAACGGGTCCAATTGTACACTGAAAACCGCCCCCTGTTTCTGTGCTTGGTGCAGCGTTATTTAATGTAACATTTATACCATCGAATTGTGTAGTTGTAGATGGTTGACCTACACTTGGAACTGATGTCTCATTTAAAGAAACAACTTTATAAGAACCTAAAACTTTTGCAGTTGCAAGATGTTCACTTGCTTTAGTTTTTTCTGGAGATACCCCTCTATAAGGAGCACTTGTTCCTCTTATACATCCAGTTAGTTCATCGCCTGTCATTCCTGTATATTCAACAACTTCATTTTCATATAACCCGGTTTCACTATTTATTTTTTCAATAACTACAAACCCGCTTCTCGGAAATTGAGTTTCAGCTAATCCTTTTAAACTTATTGTAGTTTGTGTACTATTAATATCAAAATTTAAACTAGCGTTTAATTGTATGTATCCTATGAAAACCCCACCTACAGTTTGTTTAACATTTCTAAATGTAACTTGATCGTTTACCTGTAACTGTCCAAATGGAAAAGCTACTTTTAATGTAGTATTAGATGCAGTTGTAAAAGGATTTTCTGGTAAAAAATCTTCTGTTGGAAATTCTGTTCTTGCAGGTCTTGCTCTTTGTAAAGCTTGTGGATCTGCATTAGTTGGTTTAGGTTGTAGTTGTGGTTGTTTAGGTTCGTACTCTGAGTTATGTACCAATGCACCATTCCATTCTCTAACCATTTCATTATATGGAAAAGCCATACCTGATCTATCTGATATTGCTAAAGCATGCTTACCCTGTGCAAAACTAGTCATT